CATATGTCATTGACTTCAATTTGGCAGGAGCAATCAAGGTATCAATAGATCCGAGGAACTCACATTCAAACTCAACTCGGAACTGAGCTTCTGACGTGTTCTTAATTGTTTGTTCTTTCCATGCCTCATCACGACCAGGAACTTCTGACCAGTGAACGTCCGTAGTTACATATTCATTCCTACCAAGTTCGGCATCATGCCATAACCTGTAGAAGTGATTCATACCCTTGGGGGTAGAAACGATAATAACCTTTGTGGATTTACCAGACGAAATAGTGGGATATACAGAACTGAAGAAGTCGTCTGCAATGTGGTTTGGAATGAACGCAAATTCGTCCAAGAAGATGATGTTGAACGACATGCCTCGAACAGCAGATGCAGATGTCGATGCAGCAATAATCTTCGATTTGTTTTCTAGTTCTACGGAACCTCTGTTCCAAACCGCTACACCCTGTTGCATCCAGTGTGGTAGTGCCTCATATGCAGTTTGTAGTCTACCTAAGAGTTCTCTTGCCGTAGCAGCTTTGTTTGCAAGAATACCAATGTTAACACTGTCATTGAATAGTGCATAATGCAGAAGATACGAGACAACAGTCGTGGACTTACCCGACTGTCTAGGCATCTTGCAGATATTAAATCTATTATTATGGAAGTTTTTTACCAACTTTTCTTGGAAAGGATACATCTCAAAGGGAACAAGACCCTCATCCAAGTTAATGATCTTGATATAATTCTCTGTAAAGTAGACGGGATCTTCCTTACATTTCAAATATTCTCTAATCGTTTCCTCTGTCCATTCTACAGCGACATTGGTTCTTTTTAGATTAGGATTACCAAGATATACGTCAGTATTGGAAGGCATAATTACTTCTGTTTTTTCTTCAATTTAATAGTGTGTGGAATTGTGGTTAATTTAGCAAGCATAATCATTTCCACCTCAGATTTATTCCTGAGTTCTTTTGCTGTCATCTTTTCTTTTGGTCCAAGTATAGATTGCCTTTGACTAATAAGATTTTTTTTAATCATATCTACCAAAGACTGTTCCAATTCTTTTAGGGCTCTATTTCTTTTTCTTATCATTATCTGTTCCTCCTTGTTTCAAAAACTTCTGAAGATCTGAAGTTGAACCGATGAACAAAGCATTATTTGTAACGCTTGATGGTCCTCTAGATTCTTCTTTATTTAAGTTTTTCATTTTTTGTTGAAGATCGATCAACTTGTCTGTTGCGTCCGCAACACTCTTGATAAGTTGACCTGCAACTTCATAGGCCCTTGGAGAATCACTCTCTTGAGATAATTCTAAAATGCCATTCACGGCTTCTTGTCCTTTCTCAATCAGAGAGTATAACTGCGCTCTTGTATATTCATAATCTTTATCCGATTCAGCTTTTGAATCTCTTACCTTTGGAACAGGAGACTTCTTGACAATCTCCTTTTCTATAGGAGTAGATTCAATATTTAAAGCCTGATCTATTTCATCAAAACCACTCATACATCTTCCCCTTTAGAAGGACTGTAAACTTTGCCATCATTATAATCATATTTAAACTCACTGAATCCAAAGTCATCTGCAGGTTCGATGAGTTCTGTGTCGGCGGGTGTAATTACGTTGATTGGTGTACCCACATCATGTGCAGTAATTAATGTGCTATACTGTCCACGAAGAACGGTGATTCTATTCTGAGAAATAGATTTGATCTTCATCACTTCAGTATCAATTTCAATGAAAGTGTCCTTAACAAGACTTACGGCATCAGATACCTGGAAGGAAACAACTCTTCCATCAATAACTTCTGCCAATGTTGTTGTTTGATCGTTGTTATAATCTTGAATTGCAAGAGGTTCTGCCGTATAACGAACTTGTCTTGAACCTGTCTTGAGATTCGAAGTATCTGTCATGTAATCGACTTGGACCTTCTTGATGAGACCCTCATTTGTAGAAGGCAGAGGTCCATACATGTAAGTTTTTGCAGAGAAGTTTAATGTATAAACAATCTCTCTTCTTGTCAAATAATCCTCAGTGTAGTTGTCTTCGAAACTAATACTATCGAGAGTAATCGGCACATCTTTCTTTTCACCCAAAACTTCCAACATGTCAATGGTTACTGTAAAACTTGGTTGGAAGTATGGAAGAATTTGTTCTACTAATTGAAGAGCGTCTTCATTCAGTCGAGCTAAAATGTTTAATTGTATATTGATGTTATATGGAACTGGCATATAAGTTTTTGCCAGTTGTCCAGTGGAAGTATTTACTGCCTTAAAAGTCTGCATTGCAGAAACTTTTCTGGATCCATCATATTGAATGCCTACCATCTCGAAAGACATTCGTGGAAGATCTACACTAGTTGCAGTTCTTACTGTACCTTCGGTTCTTAACTCGGGTCTCTGTTCGAGTCTAGCCAAAAACTTTTGTACAGGTCCATATGCAATGGGGACTTTTACTACACTGAGATCTTCACCAGCACTTGTCTTGGTGCGAACCTCCATGTTGTTGAACAGGGTTCCAAAGGCAATGATTGTCTTTCGGATGACCTGGTGATAAAAATGAGGTGCTAACATGATAAGACCAATTATTAACTATTTAGAACTCGCCAAATGGGTTCCTTTCAGAGAAGTCAAGAATTTTGTCTGCTTCTTCTTCGATATCTTGGTTATCGGCAAACCCAAGGTCGCCGCTTCCAAAATCAATACTAGAGATTGTGTAACTGACGCCAGTTCCGACAACAGACTCTCCAATAATGAAACTACCATCAACTCTTGTGAGTTCAAGTTCTCTATTGGGAAGATTCCACGATTTGACGTAACCTTTTGTTCCACTCTGAAGTCCTTCAACAATCATTCCGAGTTCATAGTCTCCGAATGATGGATCTTCAACGGGATCAAATTCCACAGTTGGGGTAAACGTATATCCAGCTCCAGCACTGCGATATCTAATAGCAGTTACACTACCAGTGACATCCAGAACTGCTTCTGCTTGAACATTATTAATTGCACTGGATACTCCAGTCGAAGATGGAATAAAGATACGCTCGACGTAGATATTTGGTGTTGTGGAATATCCAACACCGCCCGTTGTAATTCCTGCAGGGCCCATGACTCTTGTATTGATAACAGCAGTTGCAACACCACCACTACCTTCACCACCAACAATCGTTACCGATGGTGGAGTCTGGTAACCTGTACCTGGATCAATAACGAGGATTCTATCAATACCATAATTCAGAATATTGCCAGTTCTACTGGTCATAATTGCAACCGCTGTTGCCTGCCTACCCCTTTCTGGTGCAGAAATATAGACCAGAGGAGTATTCATAAATCCTTGTCCCGTTTCCTCAATAGTAATAGAAGAAACTTTTAGATTTTCATCGAGGTTTGCAACAGCCTTTGGAACAATATTATCACAAGTTTGAATGTACTGTGCGACTTCTCCAGTTTGGAGGTCTACTTCTTGTTCTGTTTCTGAAGTTGGGATTTGAGTATCTACGGCATCCCTAAACTGATTGTCGGTTGTGTGTAAGATTGTGATGTGATCTAAGATACCAATGTATCCAACTGTTCTGGTAGGAGCTCTACCTTGACCAGAAAGATCTGATCCTAATTGCAGAACATCCCCGCCAATAAATGGAATTGGGTCAACGTTTGCATATGGACCTTGAGATACTCCATTTACACTAATTCTTGCATCTGTACCACTCTGTACGATTCTGATAAAGTTCCACTGATTCAAATTCATTCTCTGTGATGAAGAAGTGGTTGTCTGTGCAGATGCAAATCTAATCTTTCCATCTGGCAGATGGTAGATTTTGATTCTATCGGACCACATTAAAACACCACCCAGATTCACGTCTGGTTCTAAATCTGTTGGATAGTACCAGAAACTAATTACAATTCTTCCATTTCTCCCGTCAATAGTTGATGGGAAAACTAATCTGGAGTTTTCTACCTCTGAACCAGAAGTATGTTGGAAAGCATTATTACCAAACTTAATTGATGAGGCTGCTTGTCTGTTTGGTGGACTGAAAGTTACTACTGGAATCTCTAAGTGGTTAGTTCCTGGATCAGTTATATTGATCTGTGTAATGGCTTTATCTGTCAGAACTGCTGTTGCTGTCGCTCCTCTTCCCTTCTCTGGATTTGCGATCGTTATACTTGGAGTGGTTACATAGTTACCATCATTAATCAAATCTACAAACTGAACCGATTTTACTCCTACAAATGTAGAGGCGTATCCAATAGTCGCTTGTGCAGAAGAAGCCGTAGATGGAATGAATTTGATTGTCATTGCAGTAGCAGTTCCACCCAGAGGTTCGATGAGATCCTCTCCCTGCATACCCTTTTCGACATCTGCAATATCAATAATCTCGTCTTTGTATTCGAAGATTTCACATTTCAGTTCATACATGTATAGATCATTGAGTTGATAGAAGGGCAGTTTTCCTTCTACAAACTTGATCTCAAATAGTGCATTATCCAATGGGAGGTAAATTAAGTCTCCTTCTTGGGGTCTATTTGTTAGTTTGATCTCGCCCTCTGAATATAACTCTAAGAATGGGCTGATAAAATCATCATATCTTTCTTTGGAAATGACGAGATTGATTTCGTCATTTGCACGAATGCCAAACTTTGTTAAGATATCCGATGGAGATCCAAATCCTTCAAAGTTAGTTAGATATGCCTCGATTCTAAAACTATCATCGAATCGAGATGCATTGATCTCCTTAATTACTGTATTTTCATTAATAATTTTTCTAGGCAAATACAAGACATCCTGACCAAACATCTTTAGATGTTCGTTTACAAGGTCTTGTACTAACCTTTGTTCACTAGGTGATCCGTGTAAGAAAAAAGGACTTAGGGGCATTATCCTATCATGTCTAGGGGTGGCATTGCATATTCAGACATTAAGACTTCTTCGAGTCTTTCAATTTCTTTTACTCCATCGTCAAATAACTGTCTGCCATTCATTTCCAGTCCACCAGGCAGTTTTACTCCCTGGAACTTAATGAGGTTCTGTCCCCATTGTCTCTTGATCAAGGCAGTCGTATATTTTTTCAACCAAAGATCATTGTATACTGTACTTGTGGATGATGGATCTACTTCTCTATAACAATCGATGAGGATGTAATGGTTCTCGGTGAGAGATCCCAGATCGATATCTAAGTAAAGTCTTCTGTTTTTCTTGTTGAACCTAATCTGGGCATCAGGATTGATCATAAAGTCCAGAGTCTCTAAGTAAGACTTGACCATTCCATAATTGAGAAGATCAATCGCTCCGTAGTAATATAAATCATTAAGGAAGAGTTGGTATTTAATATTGAATAATCCGTCCGATACGGAGGAAGAATCAATTTTAAATATTTTATTCACGCCAATGATTGAATCTGGAAGGGGAAGATAATTTGCACCTTCCTCATATTCCATCATTGCGACTCCACCATGAGAACTGGTTCCCGTAGTAGTTGCTGCAACACCAGTAAGAGTATCTTTTTCAGTTTGCAATAGTTTGTGCTTCAAAAAGACACGATCTATTCCCTCACCGTGTCTTTCGTGGTACAATTGAATTGCATCATCGATGAGATCTTCAATCTGATCATCATCGACGTTAATCTCTAATACTGGCTTGCCGAGTTTCCTTAGACAATATTCCTTCAACTCGTCTCTACTAGAGGGCTTTGCCATTCCCAAACTCTATAGGTTTCTCCAAAGTATTTATGATCTTACTAACTGGCTATAAAGGATTTATTGGATCCCACTTTCGTCAAGCACTAGGTGAAATGGGGCATGATACTGTCATTGGTATTGATCAGGATAATGCCTGGGAGTTTATTCGCAAATTTGATGATTGGGATAAACTATCTCTGATTATTCATAATGGAGCGATTTCATCCACCACAGAAAAAAACTGGATGAGAATCTCACATTACAATCAAGATTTCACTGGTCACATTTTTCACAAGGCAATTGAGTATCAAATTCCAGTAAAGTATGCATCTTCTGCCTCAGTGTATGGAAATCAAAAGAAGAACCGAAAAATTATAAATCCACTAAATCAGTATGCGATTTCTAAACTGATTATTGATTACTATGTTTTAGATCATATTGATAGGTTTAAGTCTATTCAGGGATTTAGATATTTTAATGTATATGGAACTGGAGAAGAACATAAGGGAGACCAGGCCAGTCCAGTGTCTAAATTCACTCAGCAAATCAGAGAAACTGGGGAACTGAAGTTATTCGAAGGATCCGAAAAATTTTTCCGAGATTTCGTTTGGGTAAAGGATGTTGTTGATGTTGTCTTAAACAACAATGCTGGAAGTGGAATATATGATGTAGGCACAGGTAATCCCGTTTCGTTTTACGACGTTGCAAAACTTGTCGCAAAAAAAGAGAAGGGGACTATTAAAACAATCCCCTTCCCTAAACATTTAAAAGGCAAATATCAAGATTATACTTGTGCAGATACCTCATGGTATGAACATGACTATACTAGTGTCGAGAGATATCTTGGAAGTTAATAAAAGCCGTTACAATATATTTTTCATTTGATATTGGCATCTCTCCCTCATGAGAGAATAGGTAATTGCATGGAAATATAAGTATCTTTCCTTCTTCTGGTTTGATACTAACATCTAGATCAGGAAAAGTAGTTGATCCGCCGACTTCCACATCATTCAGGTAAATGATAATTGCAAAAACTCTATGTACATTTAATGCATTCTGATCAAAGTGTTCTAAGAAAAATCCCTTTTCTTTTGGATAAACTCGAACAGAAAGATCTCGAAGACCAAGAGGTTCTCCTTTGGGACTTGGATATTCAGACTCATACTTTTGGAAGGCATTAATAATTTTAGAAGTAATGAAATGTGAGATTTCATCATTTCTTTCTGGGTATGCCTGAGTTGCAACTTTATGATCCCATTTAACTACGGAACCACTACCAGTCGCGGAGGCTCTTCCTTCTTGATGTAAATGAGTATTCTTTTTGAACCAATCTATGATAAGATTGCAGTCTTTATGACTAAGGTCATTATAACAACAAATAAGATCACTAAGTTTCATTCAGTCTCCTGGAGTAATACGATTACTATCTTCGTCAAAGTGTTCTGTACTAAATTCAAACAGTTCAGTATCCTCTAAGGCATACATTCTATGACGCATTCCGATGGGAACGTGAAATTTGTCACCTTTTTCTAGAACATCCACGGTTGCCATTTCGATATTATTTTCCCATCCATAGTAAATTCTAATTTTTCCACTCTGGACATAGAAAACTTCGTCTTTCTTTTTATGAAAGTGCCAAGAACACTTTTTGCCCTTTGCAATAAAAAGAAGTTTACCGCAGTATTGTTCGCAGTTTACGATCCATTTTTCAAATCCCCATCCTTTAGGGACAAACTTAATTGGTTCTCCTGCTCTAGGTCTTGAAGAAATCATCAGAGTGTACTCCTTTGGTTGGTTTGTTCAATATATGGAGGAACAAAATTAATAAACATTGCTGACATGTACTTTGATTCTGAAGTTGGAACACATCCTTCATGGGGGAATAACCAGTTGCATGGGAAGATGAGAACTCTTCCCTTTCTAGGTTTAACACCTATACCCCAAGTTGGAAATAATGTTTCTCCGCCTTCTTCTACGTCATTCAGATAAATCAAAACAGCAAACAATCTATGTACTGTATCACCTGCGCCTTGATCTACATGAACTTTAAATACACCTTCATTGACTGGATACCTTCTAATTGAATATCCATTAATGAAGATGTCTACCATAGGGGCAGTAACCCCATTCTCTATGATTCTTGAGTATGCGTTTCTGGTTATG